CTGTTCATCACATTCAGCTTGTACTTCTTACCAATCTGCTTCCGGAGATCAATCTTCTCCCGACACAATTCATAGAAACGTGCGGTGAAGAGCACATCATTCCGGTTGTACTCAAGCAACATTGGTAAGGTAGCCGGCGTAATTGCTGTACGGTGGTCGAACGGCATGTCCATTACATTGTCCCAACCAAGATGCGTCTCCAATGCCTTGAGGCTTGTGCTCCGGCTCTTGTTGTCGTAGTGGTTCATCAGGAACAGGTCAAGCTGTAGGATCTCCTGTTTAGCACGTGACCTCTTGTCCTCCTTGATTATGCTCTGTGCCATGTAGTAAATCTGCTCGGCAGTGCTTATCTCACCAAGCATGATGCTCCGGACAATGGGCCAGTCAAAAAAGAGGTTGTTGAACCCGACCATGCCCACCTTCTTAGTTTTCTTCAACTCGTTCAGGTACGCACAAAACTGCTCGTGGTCGTTGCGAAATTCAGAGATTACAAATTCCTTAATCTCTTTGGACTCAGGGTCATAGTCCGTGTAGGTGAAACAATTCACCATGGTCTCTATGTCATATACTTTGATCATGCTCTACAAGTTTGTATGTAAAATCGTTAACGATACACAATCCTTCCGGGCCGTGTACCTCTAACATGTAAATACCTTTTGCCTTTACCCAACCGTAGGATCGGAGCGGTATAACTCGGTCACGATAGGTCATATGCCGTGTGATTAGTTTGTCGATGTAATAGGGGCTCAGATTGAAATGATCTACCTGGTTACCACGGCTGTGATGTGCCGAACAGATCATGTTTAGTTTCTTCAATATCATGCTTTACTTTGATTAGGGATTGGAACTGACCATCCTCAGAATACTGTCCGGTATTCCTATCGAAGGTGTAATCTACTCGGCCAAGTTTACCACGGAAGTGATACTTCATCTTCTGAACGTGTACCTCCACAGGGTCGGCCTGACCATCTGTAAAGGACCGGTGTACTGCAATGCCCACATCCGGAACGTTAAAGAAGTGATGCGATCCGGATATATCGTACATCCTGGGTACTTGGTACTGACCACCGGTCTTCTCCATCTTCCGGGGGTGTGCAACAAGGGTCACATTCACGTCCTGCTTCACTGAGAATTGCTTCAGCTTGCGTAGCAGTGTGCCAATGCGCTCGTTGCTGCTGTCCTCATTATTGTCATGTTCAATGTAGTTGAACGGATCTAAGCAGAGGCAGTCGATACCGTGTCTCTTCACAAGCATTTCACCAAGTTTCAGTAGGTTGTCCAACTTGTAATCGGCCATCACCTCGATGTTGTAGAACCAGAAGTGCTTATCGATAAAAGAGACAGCATGCTCCAACTCCATACTATTCATCTTCTGAAGAGGTTTGCCCAATAACTGCTCGGCCATACGTGTGATTTTTAGCGGTGCGATGTTCTCCGGCGTGAATAAACCGAATCTCCACCCCTTTAGGAATGCCAGGCGTATGTACATGTAGTCTAGCCAGGTGCTCTTACCTGATCCCGGTAAGCCAGTGACTACTACAAGTTCCTTCCTGCTCCATGAGATGTGGTTATCAGTGTCCGGCATCTCAACCTGAGACCCAACCGGATACCCATCGGTCCTGAAGGATTCCACCACAGATAAGAAATCCCTTGCGCTGCTGATTTCATCAATAGGCAGAGGTTTGGCATCATGGTACAGCCTGGTTACAAATTCCTGACCGTATCGTTTGAGACAATCATTGGCATCCTTTTCACCTTCCGGGAATTCGATAATCCGGATATCGTGTCCAAGGAATCTGCGTGAGATGTCCTGACGCAACTTTCTACCGGGCTCATCGTTATCCGTAGCCAGGTAAATCGTCTTACCATCAAACAGATCGTACACATTGTCCAACCATTCGAGGTTGTTATTGTTGGAACTTGCACCATTAGGTACACTGATTGCTTTGAGGTTAGACTGAAACCATACCATGGCTTCTTCCTCACCCTCACAGATAATGACGTAGGGGCTGCTCTTGATAGCATCGATGTTGTACGGGATCTTCCGGGCATCCTTGACCATCTTGAACTTCTTATCGGATGTCTTGAACTTGATGTTAATCAGTTCATCGTCCATGAAGTAATTGAAGCAGATGACCTTGTGCTCCTTCTGATCCTGGGGCATCCACTCGATACCTTCTGCAATCCGGAAATAATCAACCGTGTGCCGGTCAATCTTGCGGTCAGCGAAGTATTTGTAGATCCCCTCAGTTTCAACAGCCTTGCGTGGTTCGGGTCTGACGTATTGATTAACAGACCCGGACCAACCGCAATGGTGACAATTCCAAACACCCTCATCGATATTCACGGACAAGGAGGGATCTTTAACCTTCTTACGTGTATGGCTACACTTAGGACAGGTTGTTTTAAGATCACCGCTCCACTTGTTCTTGAGATCGATACCCAGGCGAATTAATTTGTCAGCGTTCATTCTCTTTCTCCTTCAGATGTTCAGGCAGTTCGCCTGTGAATGGGGCGCAGTATTGCCATTGAAAGAATGTTGCTTTAAATAAACCATATTCTATTGCATGAAATTGGCTTAAAACTGGTTGTTTACCTTCAGAACGATCGTCCCAAAACCAACACCACTCCCCCGGCTTCGGCTGCCATTTCTCAGGCTCAGGGGCTGGTAGGTTGGGGATGATTTGGCGGTATTGCTCGATGGGGTAAAGGGTGGGGCGGGCGTTTTCGTAATATTTTCCGTCAATATAATACGTACGCTTACCGCCATTGATTACTGCATGTATAAAATCTAACCCCAATGATTTTATCACCCCTTCGCCGAAAAGCAAGCACCCTACTGCCTGACCTTCGTAGAATATCGGATTAGTCATGACTGCACCTCCTTCATAAGATCCCGGAAGATGTCCGGTAACTTTCCGTTCCTAAAGGGCGCAAAGCAATTCCAGCTTCTTGAGATACCGGCAAAGCATATTGCCTGACCATCACCCTGGTAAATTCCAACGAGCGGTGCTTTGTAATTGCTATCCCAACACCATACTGTTTCACCTTTTGTAGGTTGCCATTGGGTCTCAGGTCGTTCTGAGTCCCAATGATACAGGATAATCAACCCACCGGGAATTAACCTACCATCGGGGTAGAAGAACCAACTAAACCTACCGGTTGGAGAACTTTCGCTCTGAAAGTTAACACTGATCCAATTCTCAGTGACCTTATGTACTACACCCATACCAAAGGCCGGGGAGTATACAGTGTCCTTAAGCCGAAATTTGGGTTGATCTCCGGTGAGATTTGCTTTGTACGCAGCCTCGGCCACAGGTAATGACTTGTACATTCCAACAAACTGGCCTGTTTTGTCATACAATTTCCACATGCGTGTACCGTTCACAAAGGACTCGGTAACTGTTCCGTTTTCGAATTTGATTGTCATGATATGTTCCTTTCTACGATTTTGATTAGTTGCTGAAAACTACTTCTTGTGTACATTTTCAAGGACGGGTTGTCGAAGATACTGCCGTACCATTCTCCATTCTCATCCTGGACGATCCATAGCGATACATCTCCAATGCTGCGTGTAAAGTAGTGAAAGGTTTCTGCTCCGGACTGTTCTTTAGTGACCGTAACTTTTCTGAAATTGAATTTCAGTGCGTCTCTTAGTGTCATATTTTTCTTTTACGATGGTGTAGTAATGTTTGATAAGGAATGCCATCCCAATGTTCACGGCAATAGCGGTGACAAACATAGGGATAAAACGTGCTGCTTTTTTCATAGGTAGTAGAGATCCATTGTTACCAATACGAATAGTATCAGGCACTGGGCCATGTACATTGTGAAGAGAATCCAATTGATTGCTTTGATCATTTCATTTTTCTTAGCAGGTCTGAATAACCAGGCTCAGCATACACCCCATCGATTCTTTTGAGGTAGTGGTCCTGGACGTGAATGTAACACTTGATGTTGTCCTCGTATGTCTTGTAGGTAGCAAATACTCCGAACTTGCCGGTAACGTACTCACACTTGTGCCAAACGATGCCGAATAAATTCTTGGCCTGTTTGCCTACGTTGCTCTTACCCAACTGCGATTCCAACTTTGCCTGTGCCACTGCGATATTAGGCAGCACACAACCATGCCGGTGTAGGGCTTCTGTCAACCCCTGTTCGGTAAGAGGTACGTCCTTGGGCGTAGGTGCTGAGGCCGAAGGGTAATGTATGTACTTGTACAGCACCGTTTCTTTGGGAATAAAGAGCACTGCCAGGATCACTGCAATCAGCAATAGAAACCAGGCAATGAGTCCGATGTAACGCTTCCGGACCTGGACGAGGTTCAGTTCTGAATCTATTTTGTATTGCATTTTTTACAATATTATATTGTCTTTTTCAAAATTCCAAGTACGAATTGCGGCCCTCCAATTTTTCATCTTGTTCTTTCCGATCATCCAATCCTTGGATTCGTAGAAGTTCCAGAACCTTTCGGCCTGAGCCTGGTAGCCACGTACCTTCTGCTTTCTTAATTCATCGGCAACTTCCTGTAGTGTTGGCCGTTCGAAGTTGCGCTTGGTCTTAGGTTCAAGTTTGGTTAGTGTTGCGATTGATTTCATAATCTCTTCGTTTTGTTGCCAGTTAGGATCAACGATGTCCAGAATGTGTGATAGGATTTTTACTAAGGAGTTGTTCATATGTCTCTTCGATTTGTTTCATGATTGATGCTTCCATGGTGTGCTCTTCGCTATCGAACCAGGCATCCACATCAGTGTGACACTTGACCACGGTTGAAATATTCTTTAGGGATACGCACCGGGCAATCCCATCATTAGTATACCTACCATACTTCTTGAGCATCCACACGTACATTTTCCGGATGAATACCTCGTCACGATTCTTGGATCTTGCTTGTTCCCACAGTTCACGTGGTACGCCGGTAACTTCTTCGATTGCCTCAATGATAAGGGTCTTAATTGCTTGCTGTTGTTTGGTTTCGATGTAAATCATAGATGGTGTTTTGAAGTATCTTTTGAATTGTTGAGGCGTAGAACTTACCGTCCTTATTGCCCCGGTAACCGTTCTCGTTCAGGTATTTGGCAATGCCGTGCAGGGAGTAGCCCTCAGCCTTCATGTGCTTGATCTGCTCCACGAGCTTCATATGGTTTGGGTCTCCGATCAGATAGCCATCCTGGTTCTTAAATCCCAGAGGAGGGTGACCACAATATACCTTGAGCGTCTTCTTGAGATTAGCCTTCACAGACCGGGTATACTCACCGGTTACATCCGACTGATACTCAGCAAATACGGCCATCAGATTTCGCATGGCCTTACCGGAACTACCGGACATCTCAGGTTCTTCGATGGAGTAGAACTTAATTTTCATTTTCTCAAGTTCGGCCATGTGGTTGATGAAGTCCCGGAGATTACGTGCAAATCGGGTAGAGTGCCATACAACAATAGCCTTGACACCACCCTTACGAATACGGGCGAACATTTCCTGGAAGCCGGGTCGTTTGGTATTCTTACCGCTGAAGCCGGCATCCTCATAGATGTGTTCGAGATCGTATCCTTTCTTCTCAGCGAACTCCTTAATACGGGCCACCTGGTTCTCAAGTGATGTGCCCTTCTCTGCTTGCATATCCGTAGATACACGGATGTAACCTATTGCTTTCATACCTTCTTGCTTTTCATTAGTTTAACGATGAATTCTTGCTTTGTCATACCCTTGGATAGGATGTATTCGTTGAAGTACGGTATCAGATAGTCCTGCATTGGAATCGTTACACGCTCATGGTTTATTGATTTGAGCAGATCCTTCTTGATCAGTCTTTTCTTGCTGCGTATACGCTTTTCAATGGTCAGAGTCAGGAAGTCAATTGCTTCCCGGTCTGTATCGAACTGAGACCGAAACTCATCGAACACATCCTTTGGTATCCAGGTATCGATTGTTTTGATCATTCGATGTTAATCACGTCATCGTTGCTCAGGTCCAGAACAAATTCAGCTTGCCACTCCTCTGCCTTTTTCTTTGCAACTTCGAGGTCATCAAACACCAGGTGGATATCGAATGCATAGAACGATTCATACGCATCCACATCCACGTAGATGTTGTCAAGGCCCAACTCCATCTTGTCGCTCTCCAGGACGTAGTCATCAATCATAGAACCAAGCTCGTTGATATACTCGTAGGGTCGCTTGCCGTCAATGTTTACGGTGTCGGTGAGGTAAGGCAGAATCGAGTAGCCGGTTGGCTTACCCATCTTGCCGGTGTAGGGGTTGAAAAATACAGCCCCGGTGGACTCAAGTACCTGAGCCGCTTCTTTTGGAATATTAATCTGGTTCATATGTTGAATGCTTCGAGTGTGTGTTTAAACGGGTTTCCTTCGATGTTTCTTACCAAGTCAGCCATGGTCTGAGCAATTTCACGTATTTCTACCTGAGCATGTTCACTATTGCGTAACTTTTGGAAGTGTGCAAAACTACGAAAATTGAAAAGAATATCCATACTGATTTGCGAATTAAATGTTTTAAAGAACCTGGCTGATTCTTTAGCACGTTTACGACCTAGTACAGGCGTAAGTTCTTGAAGACACATGTGGTATAAAGCATTGCCTTTAGCTGCATGTTCAATTAGTATATTTTTCCATCTATCATTCCAATCTTCAGGAATATACATCTTGTCTTCTTTCAGCTCTTTGTAACGAGCAGATTCAGCATTAATGCTCACACCTATCCGGTGCTTGAGCAGATGAATATGAGATGCCTGGTCACAGGTCACAAGGAAATGCAGACTGCTCTTTTCAAAAGGCGTATGGTGTCCTTGGCTTGCCAGGCTGTGCAGCATCTGAGGTATGCGCTCTCGTTTATCATCCGGAAGATCTCGTGAGGTGGAGGTCCAGGCTGATAAAGCATGCACTTCGTCACCACCGTACCAACCTAATAGTTCAACTATGTTCTTCATTGCTTGCCTCCTTTCCGTATTTGTTTTCTAAATAATTACCGATAAACATATGCCCGTATGGACTGTGACCATCATGCCATGCGTGTTCAATCTGCTCACGCTCCATTGCTTTGGCTTGGTTTATTTCATCTTCAAATACTTTTGCAAACCCCGTTCCTAAGCCTGATTGTATCACTTCCACCAACCACTCCACTGCTGTCTGCTTACTCATGGCCTGCCTCCTTCCATAATCGCTTCTGATCTTTCGATGTGTTCTTCGATCATCCTGGTCAGGTTCTTAATTCTCTCTTTCATAAATTCAATTTGCTCTACAGGATTTTCCATACCGTTACAGGCATTCAGGCACTGTGCGATACGCATACCATTACTGTCGACCTCAGAAGGCGGTAGATTTCGGGTTGTAATCTGACATACCACCACATCATTGCCATCATATTGACTCAAACGGTTTGTGTCTGCCCATACTTTACCGGTACGGGGGTTGTAGAAATAAGGTTCGGGTGTATGTTTCATACTATCTGTTTTTGTAATTTGATGGTTGTTTTTTCTTTGATTCTGTTTCTTTCCTGGTTGCTCATGACAGGCTTGTCATTGTAGAGCAGGGCTAAACGATGTGCTGTGCGCCACCGCTGTGTGCGTAAAAAACGCTGCCACTTGTTGAAGTCGATTGTGTTTTTCATATTGTCTTACCGATATATTTTCTGTTCTGAGACCGACCGGCATAGTGTTTGGCCTCAGCTTTACTTTCGAAGTACCAAATTACACCGGTATCTATACAGGCTACTGCGTACTTGTTAACGATATCACTTGTTGCTTTCATACTAATTTAAGTTTACCGTTTTCATCAAATTCTACATCCCATTCTGTTTTGGGTTGGAGAGATTGGATAAACTCATTAAACATTATATCTTTATTGTAAGTTTTGTCGTCAAAAGCATTTTTAACTTCTTCATCTTCTTCCCCAAAATTAAAACCTGCTTCAAAAACTTTTCTCATATCCTCAACAGTAAACAACTTATCCTTCACAAGTTCTTTGTAAGCGTTGAAACCCTGTTCAAATAACCAATGTTCATATTGTCCTTTCTCACATGAACCATCAATTTTTTTAAATAACTCATAAGTAGAATACCCATTAATTGCTTCTTCTACTTCTGATAGAGAAAGTGGTTTTATTAAAACAAACTCTTCTGGATTGTCATGTCTATCGCTTTTTATTGAAGGTTCTAACGGTTGAGTTGAATGAGTGATTTTTTTAAACACGTCATTTCTTCTGTTGTAATAATCTACATCAATATCTTGACATTGTTTGGCGTATGGTCTTTGGATATTGCAAACCCAATTACCTTCTTTTATTTCAGAGTCATCTACAACTATATAGTGAGTGTCTGTAAGTTTTATTATCTTTTGCATATCTCTGTTATTTTGTTTTCAACTTCTGTTACTTGTTCATTAGATAAACCTTCACAATAAAATCTACCCATACCAAACTTAGATTTAATTTGAGAATACATAAAACCAGGTTGTTTGATAAACTTTTGAAACTTGTCATCTAACCAAGATATAAATTCTTCATTGTCAATATCTAATCCGTAATGACCTTGTTCAAGATAGTCTTGGTACTTACTGTTAAACTCTTCTGGTGTCATATCAAATTGTTTAAAGTGTATTCAATAGCTGCTTCATAAGCTTCTGTTGGTGAGTTAAATACTTCATATCCAGGTTTTAAAGTATCATTTATTACAATAAAGTTATCTTGATTAAGACGTTTATTAGTACCTCTTAAATGAGAGATAAATCCTGAGTTATAAGGTTTAATTCTTGTCATCCAATCTAAACTAATCCAAATCCCATGCTTCTCATATAACCACATGACTACTTCTGCAATGGTTGGTGCTGAAAGAAACCCTTCAAATGGTTTTATACCAACAACATCTTTATTCCAATTAACAATTCTATTATCACCCCAATAACTATCTTCAAATCCTTCATGTAGATAATTTCCTTTCTCTTCTTGTAAGTAATAATTTTTTACAGGTTTATCAAACCCTTTTTCTTTTAGCAACTTTGCTATTTCAAATTTTACTAGTTTGTTCATTGTTCTTGATTAAAGGTTGCGTTGTAGTATTGTTCGGGTTTGTCTACTGCAATCATACCCACCTCTGCGGCTCCACACCTATAAGAATGTTTTATCTCATCCTTATGCATTGCTTTGGCTTGTTCAAGTATTTCCGCAGAAATATATCCCATTTTAGAGACCATTTCTGCTAACCATTCAACGCTACTTTGTTTATTGTTGCTCATTGTTACCTCCAAATGTATTTTCAAAATAGATATCCGCATCGTTAAACTCAGAGATATCGACCCGACTTATTGGAGATCCGGTTGTCGTTTCTCCATCCCGATAGCCCTGGTTGTAGGCATCTTTTGTTTCATCCTTGTGCATTGCTTTGGCTTGTTCAATTATGTCAACCCTTGCACTACTCATTTGGCTGATTTCATTTAATACACGATGCCAATCCTTTGATTTTTGCAGTTGGTTAATCAACCATTCAACGCTGCTTTGTTTCTTGTTGTTCATGTTATTTTGTGTCATGTCTTTTGTCATTATGGTTTTGGGGTCGGAGTTGGATTCGAACCAACAAGATGCAACCCAAAGGGATTCAGCTAGCCACGCCTCATTACGCTCCCGACCATGTGCCCGTCTTTCCGGCTGTCATAACCTCCGCTTGCAGCAACTACGCAGCCGCAAGCTCGCAGTTAGGTGAAATCATCCGAACACCATATCGGAGTTTTCTCCCCTACATAAGCACCACTCACATTGAAACTAAAATACTCGATTGCATCTTCTTCTGTCATATCTCTCATAAGTATTTCCATACACTTTTTAACTGAATATATCAGTCGCATTGTGGTTTCATCAACTCCGATAATGGCTTCATCAAAACCATCTGCTTTTAAGAATGTTTCTTCTTCGTATTGTTTTATTATTTCGTTTAACATAACATTGAGACCCCTACGAGATTCGAACTCGTACCCTCACCAAACGGGTGAGATGCTAACCTTTTCAGTGGTATTCATTCCCACTTACACCAAGGAGTCTGAGGCAAATATATTACAAATGTTTAGAATTCAAAAAGAAATTATAAAATGATGAGTGTTGGTTATTCCACGGGCCACAGGTTAGGGAACAGGGTTTTATCTTCAACCCATGCTTCGATAGGAGTGGTAGGAGAAAGCCAAACCAGGGCATCCTCCACAATCTCCTCGATCGAAGGTTCTACTTTCCAATCTGTGTGGTACTGAACACCCTCGTCAAGTTCGCTCAGGTCAGTGCTGTCCTTGGTGATTCGCTCCTTATAGTACTCGGTGACAATAGTATTACCTTCCATGTAGAAGAAGGCCACGCCTCCATCCTCGGTGACTATGTATATGTCATCGCTGTCATCTGATTCAACCACCCGGAACTTAGGAGCATTCAGATAAACTGCACCCTTGGTCTTGAGTTGTTCGAGAATACCGATTGCATCCTTCATGTGTGCGAACTGCTCCTGATACTCCTTACGGGCATCCTCGTCTTCGCATGCTGCCCAATCCAATTCAAGTTGGTCGATGGCATCTTCGATGAAATAAATCATCTTGGCTACGTGTTCTTGTGTCATACCTGCTCGATTGTTATTTTGATTCCTGGTTCAATTTTGTTCATCAGGTCGAGCGTGACTTTCTCCACGTACTCATCCTTCAGTTTGGGCCATAGTACATCCCTGACAAAGCTTTCACCAATACCCTGATGCAGTATGTTGCCAAGGGTTCTATCGCCGTAATGGTCTAACATACAGACCCCGGCGGCTGATGGTTTTTCACTGAGGTATTTGTAGAATTCCTCTGTCGTGGCATGAGTTAAAATGAACTCAGCTTGATTTCCTTTGTTGTCTGCCTTGAATAACTCAAGGGCTTTGCGTTCGATAACTTCTTCTAGTTTTTTCATATGGTTTGTATTTCTTCAATGTTTGCGTAAGCGGCATCATAGGACATTCTGCCCATCTCGTTGATGCTCTGATAGTTCTCGTTGTACTCCTCTTCGGTAAGGTAGTCGGCCATGTATAGCATCTCGTTCCGCTTGTGCATCCACTCCTTAGCTTCTTCCTCGGACTCGAAGATGCGTTCATAGCCGTACTTGTTACCCCAATTTTCCCATCCACCCATCAGCCTGGACAGGCTGTTCAATTGATAAACGGTGGCTACTGTGCTGATTATTTTATGTGTCATAGTTTGAATCTGTGAATTTTGGCTAATTCCCATGCAGCATTAGCGAGGTCTGCATGGTATTGTTGTCTTGGATCGAACTCTGTACCCAATGCTGACTCGAAGGCGTTCAGCATAACTACATTGGCATCACAGTAGTCATGCGTAGCACAGCACTCCTTGTACTCAGGATTGTGCATATTCTTGCGGTTGATGGCTTCCATTTGGTCTTCGTCCAAGAAGGCTCTGAGACCCCGGCTGAAGGCTTGGGCTACCAAATAAATCCGGAGTGCTTCGAAGGGGTCGT